CGTGGATCGCCTCCGCGATCTCCGCCTGGGTCGGGTTGCAATGCCCCTTCCCCCCCGCCTCCAGGTCGAGGTCGGCGAACACCCGCTGCGCCAGCGGCGGCAGCTCCAGCAGCTCGCGCGGGAACTTCGCCCAGTCCACCGGGCTCACCGCTCCACCCCCTCTGGGAACGGCACCGCCGGCGGCGCGTCGATCGCCGCCTCTTTCCCGTAGGCCAGCCAGCCCGGCCGACCGCGGCGCGCGAAGAGCTCGACGTACGGCGGTGGCGACAGGCCCTCGACCAGCTCGTAGAACGCGTCAGGCTTCTCGGAGTGGCGCTGGCGGGGCGCGTCGAACACCGACGGTACGTTGGCCCGGAGGCGCTCCGGGCGCCCGCGTACGGCGATGAGACAGACCTCGTGCGCCATCCGGACCTGACGGCCCATCCCGAGGCGCGGCCGCGTCCCATCGAGCGTCACCTTCCGCCACACGAGCTCGCTCTTGAGCTCGAAGCCCCAGGCCCGCACGACGTCGAGCGCGTCCGCCTGGTGGGCCGTGGTGCGCCACAGGAACAGCCGGCAGTCGGGCGCCAGCGGCGGCAACGGGAACCGGAGGATCGCCGGCAACCGCAGCGTCTCGTAGTGGGTCGCCGCCCCCCGCGCTGGCCCGGGCAGCGGATCGTCGAAGCGCCACGGCGGATCCGCGACGAGGGTGCGGGCGGGGGCGCGCCGGCTCACGCGGCGTCCTCGCTCAGTGCGGGCTTGGGCTTGAGCGGCCGCAGCGGCCGCAGCAGCGGCTCCACCGCTCCGCACTCGCAGCGTTCGCCAGCCACACGGGCCGGCCCTCCATCGCGTCGAGTCACTTGTTCACCGTCAGCGCCACGTTCAGGTCCGCGCCGGTCCCCCGGAGCGGGCGTCGTACGAACGCCAGTTCGCCGAACCCACCGCCCGCGAGCGCCTTCGGGTGCGAGCGCGCCCACTCCCGCAGCTCACCGAACCCACCGCGTAGCAGCACCGGCCGCGGCTGCCGATCCACGATCCTCACGAGGCCACCTCCCACTCATCGGCGAGCTGCCGGCGGCGCTTCGGCCACACCCCCGGATGCCTCCGGAACTCGTCCACGATGTCCGTCTCCGCCCGCAGCGCGAAGGTCCGCTTCGCCCCGCAGCGCTTGCACACCGACGGCCCCGCGAGGTCCGGCGGCGGCACCATCCACCAGTGCACGCACCCGCTCATGCCGCCACTCCCGACTCCACGAACAGCGAGTCCGAGGCGCGCATCGAGGCGTTCCCGCCCTCGATCAGCTCAAGCGTCCGTAGCTTGCCCAGCGCGTTTCTGAACCCACCTCCGGACGCCTGGTAGCCGGTCAGCATCGCCACCTCATCGGCGCTCAGGCGCGATGGGTGGTGTTCACACAACGCCTCCAGCGCCGCTGACTCCGCCTTGGACAGCCGCCCGAGCCAGTACGAGCGCAGATCGCGGCCGGCCGGCAGCGGCTCGAACGCACCGAGCTCGGCGAGCCCGCTCGGCGTCGCCCGCAAGAGGTCCTGGTTGGACCCGGTGATCGCCTCCCGGCTCCGCAGGCTCCCCAGCGCATTTCGGAAGCCACCCCCTGAGCTCGCGTACCCCGCGAGGACCGCCACCTGTGTCATCGTGCGTCCCTGTGGGTACTGCGCCAGCACCGTCAGGATCGACCGCTCAGCCTTGCTGAGGCCGCTGGTCCCGCCCCCACCTGGGCGCACGCGCGCGGCCACCGCCTCGGGGCTTCGACCCGGATGCCGAGACGGCTGAACCGTCACCGCGCGCGTGCGCTCAACCGGGGACGGCGCCTCGAGCTCGGGCGCCTCCGTCAACCCGAAGAACGTGTCATGCAACCCCTTCAGCTCATCGCGGATCGCGGACGTCTGCCCGCTGATCTCGCTCAGCGCCTCGTACGCGTCCAGCGCCACCCGGCGCATCGACGCGAGCCGCTCCGCCACCTCGAACAGCCGTCGCTGCTGTCGCTCGAGCGCCTGGTCCCGCTCCACGATCGCCGCCTCGAGGCGCGACACCAGCTCAGCGTCGCCACCGTCCACCGCGGCGGGACGCGACCGCTCCGCCGCCAGCTCCCGCTCCAGCCCCGCGATCCGCTTGCGCAGGACGGCGGGGTCCTCTGCCGCGGCGCGCTCGATCGTCTCGGCCATCCGCTCCCGCAGCGCCTCCACGTCGATCTCCGCCAGCCGCTTCGGCTCGGTCCGCACCTCGCCCCGCTTCGGCGTCGCCGAGCTGTCGTACGTCTCCGCCAGCAGCACCCGCACCCGCTCGAAGATCCCGATCCAGCCGGCGTCCCAGATCCACGCCTCGCCCACCGCCAGCGACGCCAGCGTCCCCAGCACCTCGCCGCCGCGATCGTCGCTGTCGTGCGCCTCCACCCACTGCCCGACCGCGCGGCGGTCCAGCTGATGCGTCAGCCGGTGCGCCACCAGCACCTGGCACTGGGTCAGGACATCCTTGTTGATCACCTGCGGCCGCTGGCTGATCAGCGTCACCCCCAGGCCGGAGGCGCGCCCCCGCCGCACGATCCGGTCGATCGCCCCGAACATCCGCTCCGACCCGCGGTGGAGCCGCTGCGGGACGAACTCGTCCGCCTCGTCGATGAACAGGTGCAACGGCGTCCGCTGGTCGCTCCGCCCCTTCCGCTCGTAGAGCCGCTCGGCGAAGTCCGCCACGAACCGTCGCTTCTCGGCCTCGCTCATGTGTCGCAGCGACAGCACCGCGCTCACCGTCTCGTCCACCACCAGGTCCGCCACCAGCGACCCCGCCGTCGGCTCCAGCGGCACGTCCGCGTGCTCCCCGCCCAGGATCGCGATCGGCTGACCGGCGCCCGCCCCGTCCGCCGACGAACGCAGCCCCCAGGCCACATCGACCGGGTCCAAAAAGACGATCGGCGACCCCGCCGCGAGCATCTGCTCCGCCATCCGACGCGCAGTCTGCGTCTTCCCGGAGCCCCGCTTGCCGAGGATCGCGAAGGTCTCCGTCACCGCCTCGATCGGCAGGCGTACGTTCGCAGCGATCTGAATCGTCGGATCGCTCATCGCCGCCGCCTCCCATCGAGGAACCGCGGCTCGCCCCGCACCGCCGGCGGCACCCGGAGCCGGCCGTGCCAGAACTCCCCCACCAGCACCACCGCGTAGAAACCGAAGCACGCAAGCAGTACCACCAGCGCCCCCAACTGGACGATCCCGAGGGTCGCGATCGCCTCGAGGCCCATCAGTTCTGCCCGTCCGCAGGGCGGCGGCCCCCGGTGGCGGGGGACAAGAGCTCGCCCCGCACGTACGACTCGAAGAAGCTCGCTCGGACGACCACCTGGTTCGCCGTGGGATTCGCCAGGTGGCTGCTCTGCACCGCCTGGTTCAGCGCCTCGAGGCGGATCCGCTCGTCGCGCGTCAGCTGGTCCTCGGCCATCACCCACTCCTTCGCTCGCCGGGGCCTCGAGGCGTGGCCAGCCCCCGGACGGCGCGCGACCGCTCGTCCCTCGCTCCAGGGCTGGCCACCCCTCGACACGCCGACTCCCGCCGCCGCCGGCGCCGCTGCCGCTGGTAGGTCGCGTTGGCCTCGCGGCACGCCTCACATGCGCAGCCACTGAGGTAGCGGTTGCGGGTTCCATGGGGAGGGGCCCCGACCGAGAGGCCGAGGACGCTCATGATCTGACTGACCAGCGGACGGCTGACGCCGAACTCGACCGAAACCGCGGTGCTGGTGCCGCGCGGAACGGTCGTATCCTCGCCGAAGCGCTCCAGCAGGTGCGCCCGGATCGCCGCGGTGGCGTCGTTCCTCGCCGCCTTCACGGCCGCGTCTCCTGCCACGTCAGCTTCCCGGCCACCAGCAGCGTCACCAGCGCCCCACCAGCCGCGACGCCGGCGAGGAACGACGCCACCGCGATCCCCACGCGGGTCACGGCGTCGACTCCCACGGCCACCGCTGAGGACTCATCGACTCCACGTCCACCCGCGGCTCCGGCGCCGGGCGCTCGTCCAGCGCTCGGAAGCTCCGCTCCCGCCCCCGCGCCGCCAGCACGGCCCCCACGAGCGGGTAGCCGAAGATCACCGCGAAGCACGCCAGCCCCACCAGCGCGATCACCACGAGTTCCGTCCGTCCTGCCACCGCTCGTACGCCGCGGCGAGCGCCTCGACGGCCAGCGCCACGAGGGCACCGAGCACCGTCAGCGCCGCCCCGAAGGCGATCGCCTTCCCCACCGGCCACTCCAGCCCGTTCATCAGTTACCCCCGTCCCTGACCTGCGACAGCACGCGCAGGAGCTCAGGCATCGACGACTCGGGATCGGTCCGGTCGTAGGCGATCACGTGATCGGCGATCCGCCGCAACTTCCGCGGCAGCTCGCCGTCGCCGGGGTCGTGCAGCAGCACGATCGGCTTGTCGAGCAGCAGCGCCAGCCCCAGCTCGAACAGGGGCAGCGCATCACCGTTCGGGTCGTCCACCATCGCGCGGCTGAACAACTGCAAGAAATGGCTCGACCCCTCGATCGCCTCGATCGTCCGCTTGAACTTGCCGAACGTCAGGTCGCGGCTGGACTCCATCAGAACGGCTCCGCTCGGATGTCTGTACCGGCGAGGTACTCGTCGAGCTGCTTGCACAGCAGCGGGATGTCCGCCGCCGCGATCGTCGCCGGGGTGAAGTCGAACCCGCCGGCCTCGTCGAGCTGGCAGGGCGCGGCGAGCGGCACCTTCGAGAAGTAGGTCCAGAAGGCGAGCCACACCGTGGCCCTCGCCCGTACCCATTCGGGCGAGCCCGGCTCATGCTTCGACGACTCGCGGTTGAGGCCGAAGCGCTCGGTGAGCACCAGCGTCAGCCGCGGTCGCAGCTCCGTGGTGTAGAGGCGGTCCCACTCCTCCGTCACCGGCACGCCCTCGGGCGACAGCGGCGTCGAGGTCATCGACGGCACCGGGACTTCGCGCCGCGCGCCAGGGGCGGGCTCAGCGCCCGGCGCGGGAGGCGTGCGGGTGGTCTGGCTCTTCCACGGGGTGTGGTTCTTGCGCTTCGCCATCCCCTCGTCGCCGAAGGGCACCATCCGATGCTTGTCCTCCGGGAGCGGGTGGTAGAACTTGTCGACCTTGCGATCGCCGCCGGGATCGTGGCTCGGTCGGAGCAGCACGCCGCCGGGACAGATCACCTCGCCGTCCTCCACCAGCGGCAGGCAGTAGCGGTCGGTGTCGAGCCCGGCATCGAGCACGTCCCGCAGCTCGGTCAGCCGCTCGAGGATCGCCAGCAGCAGCTCACGGTCGCTCAGCACCTCGCCCGTCTGAGGGTCGACGCCCACGGGGGCCGTGGTGGGGGTCGCCACCATCAGCTCGCCCTCCCGCGACCCACACGCCTCGTGGCGGGCTCCGCCGCCGCCTCGCGCAGCGCGCGGTCCAGCTCGCTCACCGGGTACACCACCGCCGCCCCCAGCCGCGACGGCCGGATCGCGCCCTGCTTCACGAGCGACGCCAGCAGCGTCTCCCCGATCCCCAGGTACACCGCCGCCTCCGGGCCCCGCAGCGCCGCCGGGCCGCCCAACGAGGCGCGCTCGATCCGTTCCTCCAGCAGCGCCCACACCCGCTCCGCGGTCGCCGCCGCCTCCACCTCGAGCGCCCGCTCCCGCAGCGCCACCGCCTCCGCGAACGCCGCCCCCTCGCCGCCTCGCTCCACCGCCCGCGGCGCGGACGTCCGGACGTCTTTCGCCTCCGTCACTCCGACACCGCCTGGCGCTCGCGTACCTCATCCACCAACTCCTCGAGATATCGCGCGCACGCGATGCCGTACTCCTCCGAGGCGTCGGCCCCGACTGGGGTCAAGAAGCTGTCCGGGTCAGCCATGCAACGCTCCCGCCAGAGATCAAACGCCGCGGCGAGCTCGATCATGGTTGCGTTCACGCCCGCGCCTCCTGCGGCTCGCGGAGCGCGGCCTCGTCTACCCCCAGCAGCTTCGCCAGCTGCTTGAGCCGCGCTGCCGGCAACGGCCGCTCGCCGTTCAGCCAGCGGTGCACCGTCGACACATCGACCGGCGGATCGAGCTGCTGCGCCACCCAGCGGCGCCGGCGACCCTGCGCGATCAGTACCTGCTCCAGGGCCGTCCGAGGTTCGCCCTCCTGCATCGCTCCTCGCCTCCTTGCCGCCGCACTGCCCTAGCGCAGCGGTGCTATAGTGACCTATACCAACAGCGGCGTCAAGCGAGGGTGAGGCGGGGCGATTGTGCGGCATCGTATGATTGCGCTAGAGTGCCTCCATGGTGGGACAGTCACTCGGAGCCTGGTTGGCTGGCGAGCTGGAGCGGCGAGGAGAGTCGCGTCGCGCTTTCGCGCGGCGGATCAAGGTCACCGACGCCACCGTCGCGGGCTGGATCCGCAGCGGCGCGCGGCCGACCTGGGAGAACTGCCAGCGGATCGCCGATGCCCTCGACGTCGACGTCGCCTCCGTCCGCCACCGCGCCGGCTACGACCACGAGCCAGCGCTCGATCCGGAACTGCGGCGCAATCTCACCACGGCCCAGCTCGACGAGGTCGAGCGCTTCATCCAAGAACTCCGCGACGCCGGGTGAACCAGTAGTAGGAGATGAGCCATGACACGCACGATCCTCGCGGCCCTCGCCGCCGCCGCGATCCTCTCCGGATGCGCAGGCGAGCCATCCGACGATGAAACTGCCGGGTGGGCCGTCGACGTGTGCGAGGCAATCGGCCCGTTCCTCGGGGCCGTGGCCGGAACCGATAACCCGGCTGTGCTCATGTTCCATGCGGAGCGAGCGCGTGACGCGCTCGAAGAGGTCGATCCGCCCGGGGGCCTCGGCAGCCTGCATGGCGCGTACCAGCGATGGGCCGACTCGTACGTCGAGGCGCTCACCGAAGCGAGCGACGCCCGGAACGCCGGCACGCGCGAGTCGGACGTCCTGACCGCCTTCGCGATCAAAGACGCGCGGATCCGCGAGCAGCTCGACGATGCGGGCAACAGCGCCCCGGAGCAGGTCGCGGAGGCGCTCCGCTTCGCCTGTCGGGCGTAGACTCCGCCCCATGACCACCCGCCGCCCGCGCGGCCGCGGCTCCGTCTACCGCGAGGGCGCGGGCTACGTCGCCGCCATCTCGCTCGGTGGGGGTGGACGGCGCAAACGGCGCGCCCGCACCCCGGGCGAGGCCTGGGACGCGCTCGACGAGCTGCTCCGCGAAGCCGGCCTCGGCATCGACGGCGGGGACGCCCTGCTCCGCGACTACCTCCTCGCCTGGCTCGAGCACGCCGAGCGCGGCTGGGCCCCCAGCACCGCCTACCGCCAGCGTGGCATCGTCCGCAACCACCTGATCCCGGAGCTCGGTCACCTCCGCCTCGACCAGCTCGGGCCCCAGCACGTCCAGCGCCTGCTCGACCGCAAGTCGCGGCGGCTCTCCCCGCGTTCGGTGCAGTACGTCCGCGTCGTGCTCCACACCGCGATCGACCAGGCGCGCCGCTGGCGGATGGTCTCCGAGAACGTCGTCGGCCTCGTCCCAGGCCCCAGCGTCCGCCGCGATCCCGTCGTCCCGCTCACGGCCGCGGAGGCGGCCACGCTGCTGGAGGCCGCCCCCGGCACCGACGCGGGCACGCTCTACGCGCTGGCGATCCTCACCGGGATGCGCCAGGGGGAGCTGCTCGCGCTGCGCTGGCTCGACGTCGACCTCGAGCTGGGGGCGCTCCGCGTCGCACGCACGCTCTACCGCCCCTCTCGCGCCGCCTGGGAACTGCGGCGGCCGAAGACGGAGGGCAGCCGCCGGCGGATCGCGATCGGCCCCCAGCTCGTCGCCCTGCTGCGTGAGCACCGCCAGCGCCAGCGCGTCACCCGCCTCGCCGCCGGGAGCTGGCTAGACCTCGACCTCGTCTTCCCCGCCGGCAACGGCGAGCCGCGCTACGCCTCGAGCGTCACGAAACGGTTCCAGCAGGACGTGCGCCGGCTCGGGATCCGCCCGGGCGTCCGGTTCCACGACCTCCGCCACACGGCGGCGTCGTTGATGCTCGCGCGCGGCCTGTCCATGAAGCTGATCCAGGAGCAGCTCGGCCACGCCAGCTTCGCCTTCACGGCGGACGTCTACACCCACCTCGAGGAGTCGCTGCGCCGCGACGTCGCCGATACGATGGACGGCCTGCTGGGGGCGCGCTGAGGGAGAGGGCTGAGGAGGCACGCATGGAGGATCGCCACATGGAGCTAGCGAACATTACCGGCGAGATGCTCCGCGCGCTGCAAGACGCGTACGTGCAGCAGCGCCCGGTCACCATCCGTCAGACCGTCATCTTCCCGACGACGATCGATGAGGAGTCCGCTGCCGAGATGCTCGGCGTGCTGCGCGAGACGGAACGCGCGCTGCGCGAGCCGCCCTCCTCCGAGGTAAGCGGCATCATCACGCACCTGACGTACGGCAGCGGGACGAGTTTCATCGTGGCGCACGTCACGCTCGCCGCCGTCGATCCGCTCCTGCTGGGGGCGCGCTGAGCGGCTTTTGCCCCCGGTAAGCCCCCAGCAGGAGGGGTCACCCACCGAAAGCGAGGGGGTACCTCCCGGAAACACTGGATGCCAGGCCGGGATTCGAACCCGGACCAAGGGATTCAAAGTCCCCTCCAGCCACCCCGCCACGCACCGCCACACCCCGCCGGGCCAACGTTCGAGGGCTCCCGCACCCACTCCGCCGCGCCCCGCCGCGCCCGCCCGCGCCGCGTATGCCCCCAATAAGCTCCGGCACCGAGGGCACAGAGAAGGCCCGCCACCCCCCGAGCCCCTTCAGAGCCTCGAGGTGATGGCGGGCCTGTTGCTCGACCGCGTTGTACGCCGCCGCGGTCGAGCCTGGGCTATTCGCCCGCTCCCACCGTCAGATCATAACCCGACTATGTCGGGCAGCGGGGGTGCTCGATCCAGGTCTCGCGGTTACGGGAGTCCGGCACGCGCCACAGGTGATCGTCCAGCGGCTTCGAGCACAGCAGGCAGACCCCGTGCGCCGCCGTCGGCGCCGCCACGGTCAGCGGGCCCCGCCCGCGCCCTCGATCGTCCCCAGCTTCTGGCGGGCGTAGACCGTCACCACCGTGATCACCCCACCGAGGCCCGACAGCCCCGCCATCTGGATCGCGGAGAGCTCGACCCAGTTCAGCCCGGCCGCCGCAAGCGACGCTCCGAACAGCGCCACGAACGTCCACACCGCCCGCCACCATAGGTCCACGAGCTCTCGTTTCGTCGGTGCCATCGCAAGCCTCCTACTCGATCGCGTCCCCGAACTCCGCCGTCAGCGAGCCGATCAGCAGCCGGCCGCGGCCGTTCGAGGTGTGCAGCTCGTCCAGCAGCTTCGCCTGGTCGTCCCGCCTCACCAGGATCAGGTCGTTCACCCAGCCCGGCTCCGTCGCCGTCCAGCGCTCCGGGATCTCCTCGAAGATCGCGTGCCGGCGCCAGGTCGCGATCTCGTCCGGCGTCGCCAGCATCGGGTTCGGGTAGCGCGGGGGGCTGCCGCCCTTGTAGCCGCCGGCGAAGTTGGCGTAGCCGTAGCCCATGATCGACTCCAGCGCGTTTGCGACCGGATCCGAGAGCCCGGTCAGCGGGTTCGGCGTGTGGTGCCGGCCCAGCGCATGCCCCACCTCGTGCGCCGCGTAGAGCAGGTTGTTGCGGTACAGCTCCCCCTCGAGGCCAGACGCCACGGCGTTCGCGATCTGCCCGAAGCCGTTGGTCGCGATCCCCCCGAGCGCGGGGTCCGCCACCTCCAGTTCGCCGAGCTCGTTGATGTGGCCGTCGAACTCGTGCGGCGCCGCCGGCTGCGCGATCCCCGTCACGTCGGTCAGGCGGTTCGCGTGCCAGACGCAGTACACGTCGTCGCGCTCGTCGTGGCCGGCCGCCCGCAGCACCGCCCAGGCGTCCCACCAGCTCGCCGAGGTGTTCCGCACCCCCGCCGTGCGCACCAGCGGGTCCATCGGCTTCGAGGAGTGGAGCTGGACCGTCTGCGTCGTGTAGCGCATCGCCTTCTTGGTGATGCGGTTGAAGACCCGCGAGACGTCCTGCACCATCTGCCCCGCCGCGAAGCGATGCCCGTGCGTCACCGCGAAGGGCGTGTCCGGGTAGGTGATGATCACCGGGACCAGCTGCATCGTCGCCTCCTCCCTACGGCATCGGGATCTGCCCCGTCGCGGCGGTCGCGGCGACGGTGGCCGAGACGACAACGGCGACGAGCGCGCCGAGCCGATCCCACCACCCGAGCCGGGACGCGTCCCGCTTCGAGGCGTCGACGCGCAGCTCCGCCGCCAGCTCGTGGAGCTGGGCTTGCGTCGCGCGCCCCTCGTCACGCAGCTCGTAGATCAGGTCGGCCAGCAGCGCGATCCGACGATCCACGGGGAGCGCCATGATCGCCGACACGCGGACCGAGCGATCGACTTCGCTAAAGCTGTCCGCCTGCTGCACCAGCACCCTCGCATCCGATTCGTTGAGCTCGGACCCCTGTGCGTCCGTGCTCGCCTCTTCCATTGTCATAGCGGCTCCTTCAGTGCCACCGACCTCCCGAGACTGCGGCTCACAGATCCTCCTTGATCGTGAACACCGCCCGCGTGCGCCCGCCCCGCTCGATGAACCACTCCGCCGTCTCCAGCCAGCCCGACACATCGAGGTCCGTGCGCGGGTCGAGCACCCGCAGCAGATCGCCGATCTCCGCCTCCAGCACGTCCGTCAGCGTCGCCGTCGTGCGGTCGCCGTGGACCTCGAACGCCACCACCGGCCGCGCCGTGCCGTAGGCCGTCACGACGTCGTCCGCCAGCCCCTGCATGTCGCTCTGCGCGAGCTCCTGGCGCAGCGGGTAGCCGCGCAGCCCCTTGTCGCCGCTGCCCGACATCACCGTCCCGCTCGCCGCCACCACGTACGGGATCGCGCGCAGCCGGAACCCCTCCGCGTTGTCGGCCGGCCGTCCCGAGTAGGTGTGCGGGCCCCCCGAGGCGGGCGCGGTGAAGGTCACCTCCACCTCCGTCCCGGAGGTGCGGCTGAGCGTCACGCTCGCCGGCGCGTTGCCGTCGGTCACCTCGAAGTCGGCGTCCTCCAGCGGCGTCGCCGCGCTGGCGAACGGCAGCGCCCCGGCGATCTTCGCGACGACCGTCGCGGACGCGCTGTTGGCGAGTGTGATGTCCTCGCCATGCGTGTAGACCGTCGCCTTCTGCGGCGAGATCACGAACCCGAAGACACGGTTGTTGACGCCGGTCCCGTAGGTCGCCTGCGGGTTCTCGTCGCTGTCGTCGGTGCTGATCTTGTAGTAGCTCACCATCCGCTTCGTGCTGGAGGTGGTGAGGATCTGGGTATAGCCGGCCGGGATGGTGACCGCCGCGGTGGCGTCGATCGACGCGAACAACAGCAGCATCTGATCGGCCTCGTCGACGGTCAGCGACGCCGAGAGGTCGGCCGGGGAGGCGGTGTCGGTGCCGGTCTGCTGGTCGTCGTAAGGCGTCGCCTCCCAATCCGGGATCCCGCGCACCGCGACGATCTGGAGGATCCCGTCGTCCGCGCTGAATGGTGTCCAGACCGGCGTCGTGCCCTTCACGTCGGCGGCGCTCGCGTAGGCCATCACCCCGTACATGTTGCCGTCGCTGAACTGCGTCCCGACCACGGTCCAGGGCGGGGTGCCCGGCACCGTGATCGAGTTTCCGCCGGCGTCTTCGACCATCGCCATCGCGAACAGCCAGTCGGTGTCCTCCAGCGTGGCCGGGATCGCGATCTCCATGCTCGTGTCGCTGGCGGTCATCGTCGTCGCCTGCGAAAAGACGATCCGCGGCGCCGCCGTCTCCGCGCGCGCCAGCGTCCGCCACGGCAACGACGCCTTGTCGATCACCCCGCGCGTCCCGCGGTCGAAGCGCAGGATCCGCGAGTACACGGGCTCCGTCGTGTGCCCGCGGTAGGTGTTCTGCACCACCGTGCAGCGCGTCTGCGTGGTCCGGTAGTTCGAATCCTCGAAGACGAAGTTGCCCTCGCCGTCGACGCGGATCTGGGCGAGCGGGCCCTCGGTGTTGCGCAGCGCCGTCAGCTCGCGCCAGGGGTCCATCTCGCTCGACAGCCACCACGCCGTGAGCGAGCGGTCGGCGGTGTCGAGGGTGCGCTTCCCGGCCGGCCAGCCGATCGCGTCGAGCAGCGAGTCGATGCACTGGTCGATCCGGTTGCCGAGCAGGAGCGGGGTGCTGAACCCGGTCCGCCCGACGTACTCCCCCATCAGGTCGTGGGCGTCCACGCGCGCCACCTGGCGCGGAATCGCGCCGTCCGGGGCGTAGTTGCGGATCGGGCCCTCGAACAGCGGATAGGTCACCGAGGCGTGCGTGGCGTGCACCCGCGTCGGGTCACCTTCGTCGTAGCCCTGGCCGTCGTTGTAGGTGCCGTCCTGGTTGTCGAGCTCGTAGCTGCAGGTGTTGACGCGCGGCTGGACGATCCCCTGCGCCACGTCGTTCCCGGTACGGATCGAGATCGCCGGCTGCTGCCGCACGTCGTCCGTGACGTCGTGCCCCGCCTCCGCCCAGTTGTCGTCGCGGTCCTTGTCGATCTGGACGAGCCACGTCGCGGGGTCCTGCGCCGCTTCCCCCGCCTGGGCGGCCAGCACCTCGACCGCGAGGTGGGCGAAGGAGTCCGAGGCCGGCAGCGTCCAGGACATGACGCCGCCGTCGGCGCCGGATTGGGTGGAGACGCCGAGCCGTACATTGGTTCCGCTTTGATCGTCGTCGGCGATCTCCGTCTGGTCCGCGCCGGGGGACATCGCACCGGTGGCGATCGTCGCGCGGTGCGAGACCCCGTCGACCAGCAGGCTGTCCGCCTCGACCGCGCCCAGATCGATGCTGCTCGAGGAGGCCGTGCCGTGGTTGTTGTCGTTCAGCCCCTCCCACGAGGGGTTGGCGCCCGAGAAGTCGACGCTGGCGGCGACGTACCCCTGCTCCGAGGTGTCGTAGTCGACCGACAGGGTGTGCGTCCCGACGGTCGGGCCCGGGAGCGCGAAGAGCACGATTCGGCGCTTCAGGCCGTCGGTGCCCGCGTCGTCATCGACGATGTCGTGGACCTTGGTGAGCGCCCCGTCCAGATCCGAGCTGAGCGTCGCGTTCGACTGGGTGCGGCGCAGGGCGACCCAGACCAGCAGCAGCAGATCATCGCCCGCCGCCACCGCGTGCGTGTTGAGGGCGCCCGCCGCAGTGCCGTCGCTGACGACGGTGGTCCGCGCGGTGGGCGCCATCTAGTCGAGTACCCCGTGCACGTGCAGCCGCAGGAGCTGCGGGTAGTACGGGTCGTTGGTGACCTTGAACGCCACCAGGTAGGGCGTCGTCTGCCGCGGGTTGTCCGAGACGCCGAGGGTCTGCATCTCGGCGTCGGTCAGCGTCAGCGTCACGATCCCGCTGGCGGCCGTCGTAAGGGCGACGGCGTGGTCCTCGAGCGCGGTGTCGACGGACGTCGCCGGGGCGCTCTCAGCACGGGCCGTCGCCACCACCGTCTTCCCGGTCAGGTTCAGCGCCGCCCCGTCCCGCTTGAGGGTGGCGGTCACGGTCAGAGGACCCCGGTTCGGCACCGTGCCACCCTCGACGATCGTCGCGAGCTTGCTCATATCGAGTCCACCTCCACCGTCAGGGTCGCGACCCCGTCGAGCGTGGGCGTGAGCACCTTCACCCCATCGAGCACCGGCGAGAGCACCCCCACGCCGTCCAGGATCGCCTCGATCGTGTGACGCAACACCACCCCGGGCAGTGCCGTCGTAGCCGCCGGCGTCAGGGTGACCGTGACCGCGCCGGCGAGCGTCTCGTTGAACAGCGCCTGCATCCCCGACGCGACGGTGACGCCCACCGTGGCCGCGCCCGCGATCGTCTCGTTGAACGAGGCGGCCAGGCCCGCCGCCGGGGTGACACCCACGGTCACCGCCCCGACGATCTGCGGCGCCTGCGTTACCTCGAACGCGGCCTCGATCGTGAGCGTGACGGTCGAGCCGCCCGCGAGCGTCTCGTTGAACGAGGCGTCGAGCGCGGCCGCCGGGGTGACGCCCACGGTGGAGGCGCCGGCGATCGCGTAGTTGAGATCCGCGTCCATGCCGGAAGCGGGGGTGAGCGTGACCGTCGAGGTGCCCTCGAGGACCTCGTTGAACAGCGCCTGCATCCCGGCCGCCACCGAGACGCCCACCGTGACGGCGCCGGCGATCGTCGGGTTGATCCCGCCCCCACCAGCGGTGTAGTCGATGTCGAGCTTCGCCGCCTCGGTGGGGTCGTTGTCATAGCTGCTGGTAACGGCGACTCCGCCATCTGACGATCCGTCGTCGAGGTGCATGATCTGAATCTCGGCGGGATCGAACGAGTCAGCGATCTCCTGGATCACCGAAATGACCGAGGGGCTTTCGGTGAACGCGGACACCGAGAGGCCGGGGCTGTCCCAGTCGACGCCCGCCGTGGTCAGCCCACTGTTCTCGATTGCGAGCGCCTCTGTGAGGTCGGTCGGGGCCGCTGGTGACTCCACGTCGTGCGCCCAGATCTTCGTCAGCGGCGTGCCGGAATCCGTAACGTTGCCCCAGAGTGAGTAGATGGCGGCGTCGATCGTCGCGCCGCTGAGGCCGGAAACGCCGGTGAAGCGTGCCCAGGTGCCTATGATGTCTAGGGTCGAGGCCGCGTGGTTGCCGACCTGACCGGCGGTGACGCTGGCCGAGAAGTTCGTCGCCGTGCCGTCGTCTGAGGAGAACCGGCCGTCGTCCCCCGACGCGCCCACCTGCAAGTTCAGCGTGGTGATACGGTCGTACCCCCACTCCGCACCGCACCTCTGAGCGCCCGCACGTCCTGCCGGTTCGCCACCCCGGAGGCCGCGACCCGCTCGATCGCCTCCCCGACCCGCTGCACCCGCTCGACCCCGCCGATGCGGAACGGCTTCGAGGCGTCGCCCGTGTGATCGCCCGAGTAGCCCCGCGCCTCGGCCCGCTCGATGTACGCCTCGATGTTCGCCAGCACGACCGCCGGGGTGTCGACGGTGTAGGTCTCCCGCTCCCACTCGGTCTCGTCGTCCGGCTCGAGCGTCTCGGGGTCCATGAACACCCCGTCGGACAGCCGCTTCAACCAGCCGTCGCCGTTCGTGACGACGCGCTCGGCCTCGTCTAGCAGTTGCATCCGAAAGTCGTTCACCAGGTCGGGCGGATCGCCGTCCAGCCGTGCCGCCTCGTCGATCCAGAAGTGCACCAGCACGTACGTCAGCCCGGTGGCCGCCTCGGTGCTGATCTCCTGGATCTGGTAGCGCATGGGATCAACGCCGCCGGGCGAGGCAGCAACCTCCACCCGGCGGCTGGCGCGTAGCGTCTGAACCCCACCACGCGCTTGCGGCGGATACTAGCACTGTGGCGCCCCTGGACCTCGCCCCGCGCCTAGGCGATCGTGATGTTCGGCGTGATCGCGTACGTGTCGCCGTCGTTCAGGTCGTAGGGGCCGGCGGCGTCGATCTCGACGACCAGCAGGCGCGCCGTCCCGCCCGCGCTCACCGACGCGATGAAGTACCCGTACACGTTGGCCGAGTAGTCCGAGCCGCTGACCGTGAACGTCTGCTGCGCGTACGAGGCCACCCCACCCGTCACGCTCCACGAGGCGTCAGTGAGCGTCTTCCGCCCGTAACCCCCGCCGGTCGGCTCCGCGATCGTCGCCTCGGTGATCGTCTCGCCCGGCGCCGTGTCGGTGAACAGGCCCATTTCGAGCGTCGCGTCACGGTCGGCGTGCGTCCGCTGGAAGATCACCTGCCCAATCAGCGTCTCGCCCTCGTCGGGCGTGAAGCCGGCGCCGCCGCCCACAGGCAGCAACCCCAGCCGCGTGCACTCCTCGAGGAACGACGCCAGGTTCCCCGCGGGCGTGATCAGGTCTCGGTACGGCGCGAGCGGCGACTCTGCAGGAATCAGCAGCATGGTTACGCCCCCTCCTCGACGAGTTCGGCGAGCGGGATGAAGCGCCCCGCGCGCTGCTCGTCCGTCGGGTTCTGCCGGCTGATCCCGGCGATCCCGATCTGCTTGTCTGTCAGCACCACCCGCAGCCCACGCGCCTCCATCAGCCGCTTGAACCCCTGCGGGTCCGAGTTCGGGCTGTCGGGCTGCCCGTGGTTGTGGAACAGCCCGCTCCGCGGCGCCGTCTCCAGGTAGATCCACATGCTCGCTCGCTCCTCTCGAGGCGCGACGGCTAGGCCGTCACCACCTTCACGTCGTTCGCCCCGTAGCCGGTGCGGCGCTTCCACTCGTCCCAGCCGCCGCGCCAGCCGTCCTCCCAGTTGCCGTACCCCGCGTTCCACCACGCCGCCGGCGCCTCGATCGTGTTCTCGTCCCAGGCGCCCTGATGGCGCGGATCGACAACCCCGAGCTCGCCGCTGGCCGACTCGAAGCGGATCGTGTTCCGCAGCACCTCGTAGCCCTCGACCGTGAACGGGATCCCGAACTTGTCGGAGAGGCCCCGTTGCTGCTGCACCACGCCGATGCCGTCGGCGCCGTTGTGGGCGATCGCGAGGTTGTCGTGGACGCGCACTCCCTGCGAGCTCGACACGAGGATCTGGGCGCCCCAGAGCTGCGTCTTGAACCCGTTGCCGTTGTAACGGGCGATGTTCCGCCGCACCGTGCCCCGCCAGTTGATCTCGTCCGAGATCCCCTGGTTCGTGTTGAACTCCGACAGGCACTCCTCGATCAGCTGATCCTGGTTGTCGATGTCCCACCACCAGCCGGGACCGCGGTTGCGCGCGCAGTAGAGCCGCCGCGCGGTCGCGTCCTTCGTCAGCACGAGCTTCGCGCCGCCCGACTCCCAGCCGAGGTTCAGGCCCGGGTTCGTCGCGTTCCCGACCAGCGACCCCAGCTCCACCAGCACCTTCCCGAAGCCCCCTCCGAGCCCGATGTGATGGTTCTCGCTGGACCGGAAGTGATGGAGGCGCGTCCCCTCGCGGATCCGGATGCCGGTCGCCCCGTTGTCGTGGACGTAGACGTGCCCGACGTCGGCCCCCCGGCCGAGCTCGAGCGCGCCGTGCTGGAGGTTGCCCGGTTCGTACCCCGTGATCTCCAGCCCCTCGATCGTCAGGTCCGCCGGCTCCCCGGCGAACAGCCGCCCGGTCTCGCCGCCCGTGTACCTGAGCAGCGCGGGCGACTCGCCCTCGGGCCGCCAGTCGAAGACCGGCGCGCCGGTCACCGGCGCCTTGCCCACCTCGTGCGGCACGAGGCGCAGCGCCCCTCGCAGCGCTGCCCCGTTCGGGACCGGGATGTTCAGCAGCCGGTTGTGCTCGCCCTCGAACCAGTACTCGTTGACCTGGTGATCACGGAACCACCCCGCGTCCGCGGTCGCCGGCACCCGCAGGCCCACGGGCTCCGGAGCAGGCTCAGGCCCCTCCTCCGGCTCCTCAGGCGGCTCCTGCGGCTCCCCGTGCCCCTCGAGGTGCGCGTCCAGCTTCCGCTCCAGCTCGACCGTCCGCTGGGCCAGCCGCGCGGCGTCCAGCCCCAGCCCCAGGATCTGCTCGGCGTTCCCCGCCAGCGCCCCCGCGATCTCCTCGTGGTCGTGCGCACCGCTCGTCATCGTCAGCTCCCCACGTACCCCGCTGCCGCGGCGCCCTCGGCGCCCTCGATCCAGAAGTCCGTCACCTCGCGCCCGCCGATGAAAATGCGCAGCTCCCCACCACCACCACCGCCCCCGCTCGCCACCGACGCCGGCGCCGGCGCCAGGCCCATCAGGTACGCCTCGGTCGGCGTCAGCGGGCCCCGGTTCGGGTCGAAGTCGAAGTCCTGCACGTTCCCGCTGAACGGCAGCCCCGCCGCCGCGTGCGCCTGGAGGATCTGCGCGTAGGCGCTGGCCGCGTTCCGCCCCCGCTCCTCCGCCAGCGCCTGCTCCGCCTTGATCGCCGCCTCGACCCCCGCCTCCTGCTCCTCGAGGATCTGCTCCCACATCGAGCGGAAGCCGTCCGGCACCTCGACGCCCAGCTCCTCGAGGCCCGCCGCCACCTCCGCCCACTGCGCGTCCAGCGCCGCCTGGGACGCCTGTACGGCCCGTACCGCCTCGTCGCCGCCCCGCAGGTAGGCGTCCACCACCTCGACCGTCTGTTGCTCGATGATCGCGATCCGCGCCCGCTCCGCCTCGTTCAGCGCCCCGACCGCCTGGGCCGCATCCCGGGCCGCCTTCGCCCGCTCCTGATCGCCCGCGATCAGCCCCGCGCTCGGGAAGGACGTGACGCGGGTGAATCCTTCGTCCTCGAAGCCCGCGGGGCCGACACCCCACGGGGTCGGTGTGGGAAGCCCCGACACACCGGGATCGCCAGCAAACGGACCGAGGTCCGCCGCCCCAGGTCCACCGCCACCGCCACCGCTGCGCGCGAGGTTGTAGAACGCCGATCCGCCCGGCAGTGCCCCGAAAAACCCGCTCGCGATCAGTCCGCCGAGGGAGATCCCGCCGCCGAGGTCCTTGTTCAGGCCAGTCGTCACGATGTCGATCGTCACCTGGATTGCCGGCAGGTTCGCCAGGTCCTCCAGCACGATGAACAACGCGTTCGTTCGCTCGAGCACCTTCGCCAGCGCCTCGGCCAGCGGCCCGCCGAGCTGCGCCTGCAGGTCCTCCCACTGCGCCGCCAGCTTCCGCTGCTCCGTCGCCAGCGTCCCCGCCGACCGCGCCACGTCCCCGTGCTGCACCGCCGTGTCCGCCAGGATGATGTTGTAGCGGGCCTCCACCTTCTGCGCCTCGGTCAGCGCCGTGCCCACCTCCGCGATCCCCGAGGCGTACGCCTCGGCCTCGACCCGCGCCGCGCTCAGCAGCACTCCCGCCGTTCGCAGCGGCTCCGCCTCACCCGCCAGGCCGGCGCGCAGCTTGTCGAGCATCTCCGTCGGGTCCGCGTTGTTGAAGCTCGCCATGTCGGCCGCGAGCTCCGTCAGCCGCACCGACATCTCCGCCATCTGCTCGCCGCCGAGCCCGATCGTCGTGAACATGTTCCCGTAGGCGCCGGCGGCATCGAGCGCGGCCGTCTTCGAGATCCCGAGGTTCTTCGCGCTCTGCTCGGCGAAGCTGTTCACCGCCGCCGCGCTCTCCCCGAAGACGACGTTGACCTTGTTCTGCGCCTCCACCAGGTCCGACGCCGCCGACACCATCCCCGAGAGCACCCGCCGCGCCCCCTCGGTCGCCCCGATCGCCGCGCCCACGGCGAGCCAGTTGCGCTGTAGTTTTTGCGCGACGCCCGCCAGCCCCTCGGCGTCCTGCGAGGCCCCGCGCAGCGTCCGCCGCAGCGAGTCGGCGTCGCCCGCCAGCGTGATGACGATCTCGCCGGCCATGGCCTAGAACCCCCGCGTCCGCAGCGCCGCCGCCCGCGCCGTCTTCTCCACCCCCGCCTCGAGCGCGTCCCGGAACTCCGCGATCCCCTCGCGCGCCGCCGGGTACAGGAAGTGCCCGCGCGACCCGCTCCCGCTCGCCGCCTTGCCGCTCCACGGCCGGAACTGCGCGAACCGGTTCGATCCGAACTCCTGCCCCGGACCCCACGGGTAGCGTCGCCCGCCGAACAGCACCCGCGCCCGCGTCGTCGTCGAGCGCGCCCGGATCGTGTTCGCGGTCCGCCCGCTGCGGCTGTTGAACCGCGCTGCGTAGCGCCGCCGCGCGTCCTGCACGATCCCCTCGGCCGCCTCGTTCGCCTCGCGCCGCAGCATCTTCGGGAGCTCGCGGTCCACCTGCCGGAGCGCTCGAATCGTCTCCTGCAGTCCGTGGATCTCGACGGTGAACGGCTCAGCCACCGCGATTCCTCCGCAGCCCCTCGATCCGCTCCTGCTTCTCGCGCAGGTAGCGCACCAGCCGCCGCCGGTCCTCCATCGAGATCGCCCGGTACTCGTCCGGGGTGTAGCCGAACGCCTCCGCGAAGACCCCGAGCGGATCCATCACGCTGCCTCGTCGCCGTTCGGCGACGGCGTAGGGTCCTCCGCCGCGCCGACACCCCACTTCAACCGCACCGCCGAGAGCCGCATCGACCGCACGTCCTCCAGCGAGAACGACGGCTCCTCCCGCCGCCGCAGCACCCACACCAACGCCTTGACCGCCTTCCCGCGCAATCCCTCCGGGTCGGTGAACCGGTTGATGATCGTCGCGAACGACAGCCCGCACGCCTCCTCGACATCCTCGATCTCGCCGATCGTGAAGCTGTCGATGTCCACCACCAGCTCGACCGGCTCATCCGCCGCCGCGATCTCCTCGTACTCGTGCGCTCCGGTCGTCATCGCACCGCTGCCTTCGTGCGCCGGTTGCGCTGCTGCTCGCTGCGGGTCGCCCAGCGCAGGTTGCCCGGCTCGTAGTGCCCGTCGTTGTCGATCCGGTCCAGCGTCAAACCCTCGGGCCGCGGTCCGAGGGTTTCAATCAGGAGCACCGTCGCCTCGCCCAGGTCGGCCGGGAACCGGTACTCAATGCCCCGGCCGCCGTAGCGCGGGAACCTCACATCCGCGGGGTTGGTGCAGCGCGCGCGGGCGCCTTTGAGGATCCGGTACTCAGCCGTGTGCGCCAGTCCGTGCGTCGTGGTATCGCAGCGCGGATCGGCGTGCAGCCGCGCCGCCGACAGCTCAACGTTCAGACAGCCACAAGAACGCGTGCGCCCGCTGCGCAGGTGGGCCCCCTTGACGATCCGCTCCTGGCCGCACGCACAGCGGACGCGCCAGCGCGCTTTCCGGCTCACGGCGTTCGGGGCGCGCCCTACGACGAGGAGCCGTCCGAACCGTCGTCCGAGCAAATCGACCAGCATCAGAAGGCCGCCAGCGCGTTCACGACCTCGACGTTCATGAAGTTGGTGGACGTGGCGTCGTAGCACATCTGCCCGCGCAGCGTGACCGTCCGCAGCCCGTCCGCCTCACCGAACGTCGGGTTCTCCGTCAGTTCGATGTGCGCCTGCAGCACCAGCGTCTTCGTCCCGACCGCCACCTCGAGCGAGATGAACCGGTTCGTCCCCGCCTCCCAGGCGTCGTACTCCGCGTCCCCCGCCGCCCCGTACTCCAGCACCAGCTCGACCGTGCCGAGGATCATCCCCCGCCGCAGCCCCGTGAAGTCCAGGTCCGTCCGCTGGTCGAGCGTGTAGTTCGGCGCCGCCCCCGTGTTCACCTCGAAGCGGAACGACCGCAGGATCACCTCCTTCTGGGTCGTCCCCAGCGCCGCCCATGAGGTGTCGATGAACAGCCCGAACAGGTTCGACGGCACCAGCGTCCGCGCCAGCGCCGCCTGCGACGCCGTGAAGGTCGACGTCTGCGGCGCCCGCGTGAACATGTCGTACTCGATCATCGCCGGCTGATTGAAGCCGCCCGTGATCGCGAACCGCGAGCACGTCCCGAACCCGGCTTCCCGCTGCAGGTGCCGCGTCGTCCCGTCGAAGATGCTGTACTCGAGCGTCGCCGCCTTCAGGTCCTCCACCGTCGCCGGGTCCGGCAAGAAGGTCCACGTGTACGGATCCGATCCCGCCGGCGTCCCCGACTGGATCCCGGTCAGCAGCGGCAACAGGATCTGCTCGAAATCGAGCGCGTGGCGGAAGCTGAACTGCGCCCCCTTCATCACGTCGAGGTACGTCACCGGCGCCAGCAGGCCGTGGTTGTCCTGGATCCACTGCCGGTCGATCATCGGCTGGTACTGGCCGCCGCCCTCGCACACCAGCACCATGTCCGCGGCCACCAGCGTCCCCGGCGTCGTCTCGATCCCGATCTGCGCCTTTTCGAGCGCAACAATTCCGGTCGGTGGCATCGTCTAGCCCTCCTGCTCGCCGGCCGTCGCCGAACCGCGCGACCGCTTGCTCGCCCCACCCGTCGCGGTGGACGTCTCCTTGCGCCACAGCGGCGACTTCTCCACCCCGTAGGCCTTCGCCTCCGCGTCGGTCAGATCCCGCGCCGGCACCCCCGCCACGAATCGCCCCTCACCCACGTACCGGTACGTCATCGCTGCCTCCTCACGCGCTGAGTGTCCGCGTCTCGCTGATCCGCAGCCCGACGAACGACACGTCGAAGCCCCACTGTCCCGTCGTGTCGAGCTGCCCTGGTTCGCCGAAGAGCAGCTGCGTCCACAGGTCGGCGGTCCCGTCGAGCGCGATCGCGTCCTTGAACTCCGTCACGATCGCGGCGATCCACGCCTCCAGCCGCTCCCCGAGCTGCGTGTTCCCCCCGTCGTTCGAGCGCGGCGCGATCAGCACCCGCACCTTCACCTCGCCGAACTCCGTCACCACCTGGTCGCCCGACGCAGGCGTCACCACCCGCGCCGGCGGCACCACGTACGCGTAGGCTGGCACCGAGTCCTGGACCCCATCGGTCGGGAACTCGAACGCCACCATCGTCTCCGCCGTCGGCTCGTCGATCTCCAGCCCGTCGAAGTGCCCCGCGATCGCCGCCCTCGCCGTCGCCCAGGTGCCCGCCATCAGGCCACCACCGGCAGTCGGTGCGTCAGCGACCGCTCGTACGCCTTCCACAGCCGCCACGACTCGCTCTGGAGCGACAGCCCGGCGTCGTCAATCGTCGGCGCGCTCAGCGTCGCCCCGCCGCGGTGCCCCTCCCGCGTGTCGTGCGCCAGGTGCACCGTCAGCTCCACCGCCGACTCCGGCACCGCCGCCCAGCCCCACGCCGTCGAGGTGACCCGCACCAGCCCGCGCTGCGCCACCCAGCGCGTCGGCTCCGCCGAAGTGATGTGCCCCAGCAGCTCGATCGCCGTGAACGGCCGGCCCAGCGCCACCGCGTTCTCCGGCAGCCCTCGCACCCAGGCGTCGTCGAAGTCCAGGCTGTAGCCGTCGTACGCCCCCGTGCGGTTCGTATCCAGCGTGATCCCACCCGCGCCCACCGAGCGCAGCAGGTACTGGCGGCCGCCACGGTCGCGCAGCCAGAGCACCGGCCCGCCGTCGCCGTCGAACTCGTACGTCGCCGAGTGGGAGTTCAGCGCGCCGTCGTGCTGCCCGAGCGAGCGGTCCAGCAGCCGGCTCGCCGCCAGCAGCTCCGCGTCGAGCGTGCTGTCGGCCCCGCTGGCCTGGTTCCCCACGCGCTCCCGGTACTGGTCAGCCGTCGCGTACGCGGAAGCGAGCGCCACGAGCTACCCCGCGTCCTCGTCCTGCTCCTCGGTGGCCTCGATCGCGGCGATCACCGCGCCCTTGTTCGCCAGCTCATCCGGCGCCTCAACGCCCCGCTCGAGCGCGATCGCGTTCAGCTCGCCGCGGGTGAGGCGCGCCAGCTTCTCGGCCGCGGCGGCACTCCAGGTCTCGTCCGAGGGGGCGCCGTCGGACGAGGGCGTGGCGGGAGGGCCCGGCTCGTCCGACGGCGCTTCTGGTTCGGGCTCGCTGGGCTGCGCGGGCTCGGCCGGCGCCGCGACCGTCTCGGGCTTGAGCGACTTGTCGTCGTACCGCCGCGTGTCGCCCTTCTGGTCCGCGACCAGCTCGCCGGCCACCGGCGGGTCCGCCGGCCGCTCCGAGCGCGCGTCCGCCTCCGCGTCCGTCGTGGTCCGCGCCGTCGCGTCGGAGGTCCCAGCCACCTGCTCCGGCGTCACGCTCACCAGCCCGTACGCCTCCGCCACGGCGTTGGGGATCGACGCCCCGGCGCCGACGAGCAGGCGGATGGCGCGTGGATCGTTCGCCTCCACCACCTCGTCGTCCGCGCTCACGTAGAGCCGCCGCCGCGAGACGAACATCGATCGCGTCGAGCGCTGGTCCCGCAGGTTGTCGATCTTCAGTGGCATCGCTCAGCTCCCATCCCCGCGCCCGACGCTCACGCCGCGGCTAGGCGACCCCGGCCGGGATCTCCTCCCACGTCACGCCGTAGGCGATCAGCGGCGAGGTACCTCCCGCGGCCGCCGCGTGCAGCGCGTACAGCGTCCCGGGCGGCACCACGATCGCGCCGTCGACGTCCTCCCACACCTGCCACGGCTGCACCGCCGTCGTCGCCAGCGAGGCTCCCAGCGAGGCGAACGGGCGGATGATCGTCGGCGCGACGATCGTCGCCGTCGTCAGCGCCACTCCCTTCGGGGGGCTGCCGCCCAGCCGCGCCGCCTGCTCGGCGATCGCGGTGCCCGAAGGCGTCGCGCTGACCGCGATCGGGTTCGCCAGGTGGAAGATCGTGCCCGCCCCCAGCGTGCCCGAGATGTACCCGGCGACGACCTTCTGGATGGCGAGGTCGACGTCGGAGTCGTGCGGGTTGTAGAGCGCGAATCCCGCTGTGGTCGACAGCGTGGTCCCGGGCGCCACACCCGACACCGCCGTCGCCGCGTGGAACAGCCGTCCGTCCTTCGCCGGGTAGTACAGCCGTCCGTGCCGCTGCGTGACTTCCTGGACCATCTCCTGCTCCTTCGTGCTCGCCGCGCCGCCCTAGGCGGTCGGGACGTATTCGACCTTCACCTGCGTCGAGTCGAGCGTCGTGTTGAGCTCGATGGTGTTCAGCTCGAGCGTCGCCGCGCTCACCACCACCGTGGGCGCCGTGCTCTCGATCACCTCCGCCAGGTACGCCGCGCGAACGGTGTTACGAGCCAGCCGCTCGCCGATCCCGATCTCGTCCGCGAACCCGATCTCCGTCGTCGCCCCGGTGCTGTCGTGCGCCGGGATCGTGATGCTCGTGACGGTTTTGAACGCCTTCGACCCGACCTCCGTCGTCGCGCTGTTCTCCGTGAACGCCGGCAGGTCCTCGGTGATCGCCACGTCCTCGGCGTTCGTCCCCTCGATCGTCACCTGGATCGCCGCGATGTCGCCGGCCGTCCCGCCCGACGTCGCGGTGATGCAGCGCGGCACGTCCGGCTGGATGATGTCTTCGGTGATCACCTGCTCGGTGCCGTCGTCGGTCACCGCGGCCAGGATGCCGTCCGTGTCCGCCACCGCCGGCGTCCCGGTGTGGCCGATCGCCGTCGTCGCCCCGGTCCCGTCGTGCGCCGGGATCACCACGGAGGTCACCGTCGCGAACGTCTTCGCCCCCGTGACCGTGCCGGCCGTGTTCACCGTGAACGCGTCGAGCGTCTCCTGGATCACCTCCCCGCCCGGGGCGGTGCCGTTGACGATCACCTGGATCGCCTTGATGTCGCCCGCCGTGCCGCCGGCGGTGGCGGTGATCTTCGCCGGGGTGGACGGGCCCTTGAACCCGTTCGTGATCGTCTGCGACGCGCCGTTGTCGGTCACCGCGGCATGGACACCGTCCGTGTCCGCCGCCAGCCCGTACACCCGCGTCGCCACCCGCCGCTGCGCTTCGATCGTCGGCGTCATGCTCGCTCCCTCGCTCTCCGCCCGGCTGGCCGCTCAGGCTCGCGCCGCTAGACCCCGGTCACCTCGCAGAAAGCCGCGGGGCGGTAGTGCACCATCGCCACCCGCAGCCCGGCCCGCACCGTCACCCGGCCGTCCGTGAAGTCGTCGTTCACGAAGCCGACCGCGAGCTCGAGGCCCTGGCGCACGTGCAGCGAGGAGAAGCGCGCGTAGTCGCCCACGAGCATCGACCCCTCGGTCGCCGCGGTCGTCAGCACCACCGGCAGGCCCCAGATCTGCGTCGGGCCCGCCTCCGAGGGCGATCCCCAGATGTAGATCCCGTCCGCCGTCCGCAGCAGCCGCACCGCCTGCCAGTCCGTGGGGTGCGAGAACACCACGTTCGGCAGCGCGCGGCCGGTCACGCGGCAGAGGTCCATCCCCTTGTAGACCGCGTCCGGCACCGGGTCGGCGCCCTTCGCCTGCGTGTTGATCGAGCCCACGTTGTAGGTCCCGGTCAGGTTCGGCGGCGTCCCGTTGCCGGCGAGGATCTGGCCGTCGAGGCGCTGTCGCACCATGAAGCCGAGCCGCTGGTCCACGTACGCTGCCGCGCCCGCCTCGTCGGCGAGCTGCTCGTCCGTCATCGGCAGCGACGTGCCGATCGACCGCACCGTCACCGACTGCTCGGTCAGCGCGAGCGTCGATTCGGCGTAGGCGCCGCCCTCGGAGCGCTCCGCCGCGGAGTTCGTGAAGGTGGTCTCCTCCATGTAGACGATCGCGGACTGCGTCGTCGGCAGCGTCGGGATCGCGTCCGTGACCTCGATCTCCCGCTGCGCGTCCAGCACCACGCGACCGGTCCGGGTCGTCTCCGGCGCCCAGCCCGCGGTCGTCTCGAACACCGCCTTCATCTCGAACGGCGACTTCGCCTCGATCACCGCCTGCGCGTCCAGCTCCTCGACCAGGAAGTTCCCGCGCTCGCGCTTCGTGGCCGCGGCGTATGCGCCCGACTTCACGAACGCCTGGCCGAGCGACATCCGCTTCGGCGCGTCCTTGTCAGGGTCGGGGTCGCTGCCCGGCGCGAACTTCGTCGGGTCCGCGCCCGCCGGCCGCTGCCCCGCCTTGCGCGCACGCTCCGCGTTCGCCTTGATCGCGTCCATCGCGTCGAGCTCGGCCGTCCGCTCCTGGAACCAGCCCAGCTCGTCGTTCATCGCCGCGATCTGCTTCGCCAGCGCCTGGCCATCCGGCGCCTCGATCGTCTTCACCAGCTTCGGGTCGAGGTGCTCGCCCGCTTCCTCGAAGACCTTGTGCAGCCGCTCCCCGCGCTCCGCCACGCCCTTGCGCACGTCCTCCGGGCTCAGCGACGCGATGTCTTCCTTGCGCTCCACCTTCACGGCGAATGTCATCGTTCGACCCTCCTACGCTGCCCCGGACTGCCGGGCCCGCAACTGCTGGTAGCGCAGGAACTGCGCCACCAGCGCTCCGTCTTCCTTCGGATCCGCTGTCTCCGCGAGCAACCGCTCCAGATCGCCCGTCGTGGACTTCAGCGCCTCCGCCAGCCCAGACAGCCGCTCCAAGTTGTCCCCGGACAGCGCGCGCCCCTCCGTCGCCCGGAGGTCCGCCCGCGCCTTCACCCGCCCGACGTACTCCCCGACCAGCTCGGAGATCCGCTCCCCGTGCTCGACGAACGTCAGGCCCGACTCCATGCCCTTGATGTCGACCGTCCGCGTGTCGACCCCCGCGCCCTTCAGCACCGGATCGACCGAGAACACGTCCAGCTCCTCGATGAAGCGCACGTCCCGGCCTTCGTGCTCCCCGAAGGACTGCCGCTTCACCCGGTACACGTAACTCCATTCCTGGAGCTCGCCGAGGTTCTTCACCGTCTGGTAGGTGTCGCGCCCGAACGCCGTGTCGAGGAAGAACTCCCCGTCCACGATCGCCTCGTTGTCGGTCTGCTTGATCGCCCCGCGCCCGACGGGCAGCTCCCACGTCTTGTGGCCCCACGACCCGACGATCACCGGCGCGCCGCTCTTGAACGCGCCCGGTCGGGTCACGTCCTGGTCGGCGTCGATCACATCGAAGGTGGCGAAGACCGCCGAGAACGCACCCTCCTGGTCCGCCTTCAGCTCGAGGCGGAGGGTCTTGCGCTCGTTGACATCGGTGGTCTTGGACGGCACACGAACCTCAGCTGCCTGAGGCCCGTGACTGGCGGGGCCGTGTGGTTGGACCGTGGGCGCCGGTTACCCGGCGCGGCGCCGGCTACCGGCGCGGTCCGTGTTGCGTAGGGCTAGCGCCGATGATGGACGCAACGGTGCGGGGATGTCAACGGGTGAGCAGTTCCGCGAGCTCCCGCTGCTCCTCCGGCACCGCCCGGATCTCCCGGCAGCGCTCGCACGTCACCAGCGCCGGGTCGAGCGTCACCAGCCGATGCGCGCAGGTGATCCCGCAGGCCGCATGCCCGTTCGTCAGCCAGTGGGTTTTCCTGAGATAGGCCATCGCCCGCCTCCCTGGGACCGGGGAATCATCGCGCCTCGTCCGGCTCCTGCAGTCCGTAGCCGCGGACCATCTCCTCCGCGACCTCCCGCAACCGCGGATCATGCTCCCGCCAGTCGTACGCCACCGGCGGCGTCTCCACGCGGTGGTTCACATCCCGCGGCACCGTCGCCAGCGCCGCCCGCAACCGCTCGCGGTCCAGCTTCAGCCCCCCCAGCCGGCATAGCGCGTCCAGCGCCGGCGCCGGCTCCTCGAGGCGGAACCGCACCACCGGCACCTCGTCCCGCCCCACCCGCGCATCCAGCCACTGGTTCGCCACGATCCAGTACAGCAGCGACCGGTCGATCTCGCTCAGCGACTTCACCGCCAGCGCCGGCCACTCGGATCGCCGCCGCTCACCCCAGCCCTGATCCCACATTCCCCGCCCCACCAGCGACGCCACCACCAGCCGCGGATGCCGGATCACGTGCCCCAGCGCCCGCATCCCCGGCAGCCCCGCCAGGTCCGTGCAGCGGTACACCCCGTCCGAGCTCACCTCGACCTCGCCCGCCCGCGACGCCTCGAACCTCACCACGCCTCCGCTTGCCGTCATCACCAGCCGCTCATGCGTCGCGCTCACCCCCGCCGCCGACAGCACCTCCGCCAGGTACTTCGTCCCGCTCCGCGCGCACCCCGTGATGTACACCCTCGTCACGCCGGGCCCGTCGGGTAGCGCGGCTCCCGGCGCTGAAGCGCCTCCCGCCGCCGTAACGCCGGCGAGCGCACCTCGACCTCCCAGCCGCAACTCCCGCATACCGCTCGTCCGTAGTCCGAAGTCGCGGACACCTCCGAGAGGAACCGCCCGCAGTGCGGACATCGCAGCTCCATGGTGTCCGGACGGGCCCCCGCGGGACGTGCCACCACCTACGCGTCCGCCGGAACCGTCACCGGCGCGAGGCCCAGGTGCACCAGCGTCACCGGGTCGAACCCCACGACCGCCGCCGCCGCCGACGGCTCCACGCCGGCACGGATCAGCGCGCCGTACGTCTCGGCCTGCAGCCGTACCCGGTTCAGCTCCGCGTCCGCCTGCGACAGCGGCGTGAACACCGTCTCGTCGTCGTCGAACGGCGGCTCGTCGTTCTGCGCCAGGATCCGCTCGACCGAGGTCATCCCGTTCATCAGCGCGAGCCGCTGGATCTCCGTCCGGTCCTTCGGCGCCGCCGACAGCAGCGAGTCGAACTTGCCGCGGTACTGCAATCCGGGATCCACCCACCGCGTCGCGTACGCCTCGATCCCCGCCTGCAGGAGCTGCACCAGCGGCCGCAGCGTGAACCGCTCGAGGCCGCGCGAGAACTCCGCCACCCCGCTCCCCCACGTCGACGGCTTGTCCACCATCCCCGCCACCGTCGGCGGCACCCGCCACAGCGCCATCAGCACGCTGAACACCCGATCGTTCTGCTGGATGAACTGCGCGTCCACCATCGACATCATCCACGGCTGGAGCTTCAGCTCGGGCCCGCCCAGCACCGCCACCCCGCCCGCGTTCGAGCCGCTGTGCAGCGCCAACATCCGCGCTGCCAGCTCCTTGGCGGCCACGTCCTCGACCGCCTCGCTCGAGGTCAGCACCGCCGAGGGCGAGAACCCCTTGCCCGCCAGCCGCGCCGCCTGCTCGTCGTACGCCTCCGCCAGCCCGATCAGCTCCGCCGCCATCCGCACCGGCGACACGGGGTCCAGCCGGCCGGGGAGCTGGTAGCGCGGGATGAACATGAACTCCGGGCGCCGGTCCTGGCGGTTGAAGAGCTCCAGCGTCTCCCCGCCCTTGCGCACCTTGAGCTTCAGCCCGCCGTCGTCCAGCCGCTCGAGGCGCGACGCTGTCGGGTCGATCGGCCAGCTCGCCGCCAGGCTGCCGTCGTTCAGCCACCCGTTCATCGCGTACGCGACGCCGTGCAGCGCCAGCGACATCGTCAGCGTCGCCGTCCAGCCCATCCGCGTCTGGTCCGTGTTCGCCATCCGGTCCCAGAGCGGGCGCAGCGCCGGCGGCTCCGCCGGCTGCCGCTGCACGTCGTCCTTCTCGACCAGCTTCCACACCAGCGACCCGATCTCGTCCGCGAGCAACGTGACCGCGATCCACACCGCCGCGACCCGCAGCGCGCCGTCCGCCTCGACCACCCGCCCGGAACGCGTCCGCACCCCCACGTGATCGATCTGGCCGGTCGTGCCGCTGAACGCCGGGAACACCCCCGAGCCGCCCAGGTGCGAGATGGTGAGCGCCTTCGCCAGCGCCGGACCGAGTACCGGTGGTGTCATCGTTCGCCTCCATCCGGCCTGCGCCGGTCGCGGCCGCCCCGCTCGACGTTGGCGAGCAGCGCGAGATACCCCCCGACAATGATAGGCGCGAGCCACGGTTGGACCATCGCCACCCCGCCCGCGATCAGCCCCACACCCGCCAGCTCCGAGGCCCACGCCAGCGGCCGCGATCGCCGCAGCTTCCGCCGCCACATCCGGCGCTCCTGCATCACCGCTCCTCGCCCGCGATGTAGACCGAGATCCCGCGCCGCTTCCGTGGCTGCCGCCGCTTCGACGCCGGTAGCGCCAGGTAGTCCATCCGGCACAGCCGCGCCAGCATCGCCCCCGCCAGCCCGTCCACCTTCCGCGAGCTCGAGCGGTGCTCCTTCCCGAAGGTCATCCCCCAACGGTTCGGCCGGTTGCGCGCGTTCAGCGCGTGCTGGCGCAGCGCCGGATCGCCGTCGTGCGTGAACGGCAGCTCCCCCGACGCCAGCCGCTCCCAGCGCTCCTCCGCCTCCACTGAGCCCAGCAGCGACACCGACTCCACCACCGCGTCGTGCAGCGCCTCCGATGCTCGCGTCGCCTGCTGCTGACGCCCCCGCATGTCCCAGCCGATCGGGTGGTGCGCCGTCGCCCGCACGCAGAGGTCCTCGCCGAACTCCTCCGCCCACTGGTCGATGTAGCTCTCGAACGGGTGCACGTCGCTGTAGAACCCCACCACGTCCCAGCGTTCCCGCGCTAGCGCCACCTCCGCCGCCACCAGCGGCCGCGGGATCTCCTCGCCCTCATAGTCCGCCGGGTCCCAGATCCCCAGCGTGAACTCGTGCCCCGTCTCCACGTCGCAGCCCACCAGCGCCGTGTGGTCGTCGGTCTTCGACCCGTCCAGGCCCAGCGTGATCTCCCGCCCGCCCACCGGCCACCAGGGCGCCGCTAGCTGGTCCCACTCGTGCGGCGCGAAGTACGCGTCCTCCGCCGCCACCAGCTGGTTCAGGTAGAACCGCCGCGACGTCGAGGGCGTCGTCCGCGGGTCGTAGATCTCCTCGATCAGCCGGTCCGGGTCCACCCACTCCGAGTCACCGCGGGCCGCCAGCAGCCCCGCCATCAGCGATTCGCGGTCCGCCAGCCGGACGTCCGCCGGCGCCTCGAGCGAGTCGTAGAGGAACCCCTTCGCCCTCGAGCTCCCCTGGTCGATCCGCTGCCACGCCTCCCAATCCGCCTCCGCGTCGGAGTTCTCGCCGGGGTTGTGGGCGTTCGCGATCGCCAGCACCCGCGTGCTCCCGTCCCGTGACTTCGCCGCGTTGCGCGCGATCACCGCCGACATCTCCGGCCCGTCGGTGCTCTCCAGCCAGTTCTGCGTCTCGTTTTTCAGCACGAACGTCGGGCGCCCGCCCTCCAGCGCTCGCGGCGAGCTCGTCACCGCCTCGATCCGGCACCGCCCCCGGTGCGCGTAGATGATCTCCTTCCCCAGGTCGATCGAGTACTCCGCCAGCGCCCGCTTCGAGAACATGCCGGGGAACAGCGTCATCGTGTTCCGCGTGTTGTGAGTGAGAATCCCGCCCTCCACTTGGAACAGGTGGGTCTCGGTGTCGACCCCGATGCACTTCACCGGGACGCTCTCGACCTGCTCGACGTCAACCACATACCGATAGCGGCCCACCGGGCTCGGCGAATCGGACTGGCGAGCCCGCTTTGCGTTGAGGCGAGCGAGCGGGCGGGTGTCCGAGCGGAACTGAACGATCCAGGCATCATTGTCCCGAGCGCGCACCCACGGCGTGTAGCCGAGGGTGCGCGCCAGTTCGACGAAGCCCTCGACCAACCGCCGGTTCGTGTTCGTGAACCGCACCGCCCCGTCCCTGGTGATCCCTCCGTCGGAGTCGACCAGGCCCTGCAGAAGTGCGCGGCGCTGTTCGGTACCGGCGCAGAGGTAGCGGTCCGGCACGTGCTTGTTGCGAAGGAGTCCCGCGGCGCGCAGCCGCTCAATCAAAGCCGCACCGTTCGTCGCGTGGCGGCTGGCGTTCCGAATGTTGACCGCACCCGCGTCGCCGCCCGCGTGTGAGAACGACAACACCTCGTACGGCCCGAGTAGCGGGCGCAGGATCGTCGCGATCTCATCGCGGAGGCTCCAGCGGATCGCGATCGTGCCGTTATTTCGGTTCCCGTCACCGAGCCACAGGCCGAGGATGTAGGGGTCTACTGGCAGGTCATCGACGGCAGCCGACTCGATCCCGGCGACCGGAATGCGTATCCGGCGCCGGCCCAGCGAGTCGAGATACCCCTCCGCCAATTGCTCGGTCGTCAGCGTCTCGACAACGTGCCGATCGCCATGCGGTCGTAGCCGCTCGACAGTCCAGCCGTGCCCGCCCGACGCGATCACCTGCTGGCCGTCGTCGAACGTCACCCGGTGGCAGTCCAGGCCGGTCATCACCTCGGTTTCGCGAGTGACGAGTTGGGCGTCCCCACGCTCGTCGAACACCCGATCTCCGACTCGGATCCCCGCCACACACTTCCACCCGTCAGGCGTTCTCACCCGCGTGTCGAGCGCGAGGGGCTGGTCCTTCGCCACCGCCGCCGTCTGGATCCACGCCGACCGGTGCGGCACCGCCACCGGCGCTCCGTCCGCCGCGAACGACGCGAAGCGGCACGGCCCGACGAACTCGATCGCGCACAGCGTCGCCGCGAACGGGTCCTTCCCCCACCCCTTCATCCGCCGCAGCATCCCGCCGCGGTAGATGAAACGCCCCCGCTCGTCGAGCGCGAACCACCACAGCAGGAACCGCAGCTGCTCGGCCGTGTAGCGCCACGGCTCGCCCGCCCGCGGCCCGTCCGGCTGCTCCAGGTACCGCATCGCCCACGACGCCCCCTGGTATCCGATCGTCAGCGGCGGCACCCCGCGCGGCCCGATCCGCACACCCGTCGAGGCTGCCGCCGTCGCCGGCGTCGCCGTGGTCATCGCCTACCCCTCCCGCGCCAGGCGGCGGCGCATCTCGGACAGCTCATCGACGATCTCCCGCTCCTCGTCGCCGTCGGACTCCTCGCCCCGCTCCAGCTCCACCCGCGCCCGCCGTCGCGCCCCCTCGGTCGTTAGCAGCTCACCCATCGCCGACCATACCGCCGCGAACCCCACCGCCGAGAGCCGCGCCGAGGCCAGCAGCCGCGTCATCGCCTCCGCCACCAGCACCGCCGCCGCCCAATCGCTCGGCTCGTACAGCGCCGCCTGCCCCGACTCCTTCAGCGACCGGTACCAGCGCCGCGCGATTGGGTGCGTGTTCTCCGGCAGCTCCGCGTCCAGCTCCTCCCGCTCGAGCTCGATCAGCCGCGCCAGGATCGCGCGCTGCACCGTCACGCGCCGCTCCACGGCCGCCCCCGCCTCGAGCACCGGCCGGCTCCGCTCCGCCCGCACCCGCGCGATCACCTCGCGCGCTCGGCCCTCGGTCAACCCCGCGGCCGGATCTGCCGGCGCCCGCGACGGCCGGGCCGCCGGCACCTGAACCTTCGCCGGCTGCGAATCCTTGTTCCGTCGCCGCCGCTCGGTGCTCCGCTTCGGGACCGGCCCCCGGGTCCTAGGCATCGCCCGCCCCTACGGCCTCGAAACCCGTACACGACGGAAGATGCC